GGTCATCGCACAGGGCCAGGGTTCGGGCGTGATCGCCAATCTCGAAGCCGCTGCCATTGGACGGTGTGACGATGACGAAGCCGTCGTCGCCTGGCTCCTGGCCGCATGAAGGGCATGGCATGAGCGAGAAATCGGCCATTCCTGCACCGCAGTACACGCTGCTCGAAGGGTTCGGCACATGCCTCGCGCTGGCGCGACGTGCGCTGGAAGAGGTGCGCACCCTGGCGCGAATTCCGGGACCCGAAGGCAAGCGCGGGGCAAAGGGTGACATTGGCGAAAAGGGCGAGCGTGGCGAGCCGGGCAAGCCCGGGCCGGCGGGCCGCGATGGCGCCGACGGCAAGGACGGCGAGCGCGGCCCACAGGGCAAGTCCGGGGCGCTGCCGGTGGTGCGCGAGTGGGCGCCTGACGCCGTTCATTACGCGGGCGCGGTTGTGGCCCACGCGGGTGCCACTTGGCAGGCCAGCCGCGACACCGGGCAGGCACCGGGGCACGCCGACTGGGTCTGCCTAGCGCGGGCGGGCCGCGATGCGGCGATGCCGCGGGTGCGCGGCACCTGGGCCGAGGGCGAAACCTATGTGGCACTCGACATCGTCGCGAACGGCGGCTCTGGCTTCATCGCGCGCTCTGACGCGCCGGGGCCATGCCCGGGCGCTGGTTGGCAAATGATCGCAGCCAACGGCAAGCAGGGCATCAAGGGGCCTCCCGGGGAGCGCGGCGACCGAGGTGAGCCTGGTGCGCGTGGGCTGCCGGGGGCGTCCGCACCGCTGATCGTCGGCTGGACGATTGACCGCAAGACCTACACCGCTACGCCAGTCCTCTCGGATCAGAGTCCTGCGGCGCCGCTCGAACTGCGCGGCCTATTCGAACAGTTCCACGACGAGGCGCGCTGATGGCCGACGTCTGGGTCAAGGTGCTGACGCCGGCCGACAGCTACGCGCTGCTGACGTTGGACGAGCTCAAGCCCATGCTTAACATCCCGTTGAGCAACACCAGCGAGGATGCGCAACTGCAGATGTGGATCGACCAGTACAGCGACGTGGTCGCCACGATGTGCCATCGCGTATTCGCCTATGAGACGGTCGCGGAGACCTGGCGCAGCGAGTCGGCGCCGTTCGATCGCGCGCTGTTGTTCCTGACGCGCTACCCGGTCGCCGATGCGGACATCACCGCGGTGGAGTCGCCGCGGGGCAGCCTGCTCGATCCGGCCAGCTACGAGGTCGAGAACACATCCGGCAAGCTACGCATCGAGGGCGCCTGGACCGAGCCGATCACCGTGACCTACAGCGGCGGCTATCACTTGCCGGACGAGGCGCCGCCGGCGCTCAAGGCGGCCACCGGGCTGTTGGTCCAGGCGGCGCAAATGCAGTCGAAGGTTCCCGCATCCGCTGTCCGATCGGTCACGCATGGTGAAACCCGCGTGCAGTATTTCGATCCGGTGCAGATGTTCGGCAAGGCCGGCGGCGCCGCGCCGTTGATGCAGGCGGCCGATACCGTCAATGCCCTGCTCTACAAATACATGCGGTTCTACGCGTGACCATCGACTATAGCGCGATGCTGTTCGATCCGGTTTACGCGGAGATCGGCGTGTCGGCGGTGTTCACCGTTGTGGGTGCCGATACGGGGATCGACATCACCGTGATCGACGACACGCGGCCGAAGCTGGCGCCGACCGGCTCCAGTGCCGGTGCCGAGGTGCAGAGTGTCGGCCCGGGCGCTTTTGTTCGTGTCCCCGAGCTCACCGGCAAGGGCATTGCGCGCGCCAACTATGCCGATGCGGTGCTCGCGTTCAACGGCAGGAGTTGGATCGTGCGGTCGTGGGAACTGCGCGGCAGCCCGAACGGCGAGGATTTGGGTGAAGTGCGGTTCTCGCTGAAGGCCGACGCCGGTGGCTGACGTTCGTGAGGACATCTTGGTGCGCCTGCTCGAGGTGGTTGCGACTATCCCGAACATTCGCTCGGCGCAGCGCAACAACGTCGAGATCCCGGAAGACCAATTGCCCGCGGCAATCGTGTTTGACGGCGACGAGGAGACCGACGCCGCCTCCGATCTGTCGATGCGGCCTGCCAACCGGCCGACCATCGTTCGCATGCATCCCGAGATCATCATCGCGGAGCAGGCCGATGAGGTCGGATCGGAGCTCACCACGATGCGGCGGGAACTGATCAAGCGGGTGATGACTGACACCTTGCTTAACGAGCAGATCGTCAAGACCGGACGGTTCGGCAATGGTGCAATCCGCTATCTCGGCTGTCAGACCGACGTCGGCTGGATGCGCTCGCTGCACGGGGCGCTGCGCGCTCAGTTCATGTTCAAGTACGCACTCAAGATAGAGGACCTATAGCCATGCCCGTATCTCCCAATATTGCGAACTATCACATCGGCAAAGGTATCGTGTCGTTCAAGGAGGATGGCGCCACCGACTTCCTTGATCTCGGCAACGCGCCGTCCTTTGTGTGGACGCCGACCACTGCGAAGAAGGAGCACTTTTCGAGCAGAGAAGGCATCAAAGTAAAAGACTTCACCGCGATCACCCAGGTCGGCGCGACAATCAAGTTCACGCTCGATGAAATCAACGCGCCAAACCTGGGTCTCTTCACTTTGGGCGAGGTCGGGACTGCCGACGTCGATGGAAGTATTACGGTTTCGGCTTTCAAGAAGACCGAGATCGTCGGGACGATCAAAGTCGAGGGCACCAATGACGTCGGCCAGCACGTCGATTTCACCGGCCGCATCTCGATCAACCCGACCGGCGACTTCTCTTTCATCACTGACGCCGACGACTTCAGCACACTGCAGATTGAGGCCGAGGTGCAGAAGGATGACACTACCGGGGACTTCGGCGTGTTTACGGTACACGAGCCGGTGGCTGGACCGTAGGAGGCTAGGCAATGGCAGACTTATTGGACATCGCGCCGTCGACAGCGAGCGAGGTCGTTTGGATTGACGGGCAGAGGATTAGCGTGCGCGGCGTTTCGGTCGACGCTATCGCGTCCATCGTCGCGCGGTTTCCCGAGGTGCGATCGCTGGTCAGCGGCGGCGTGGGCGCCAGTCTGGTACCGCGATTGATCGAAGGTTGCGCCGCCGCGGTCGGACCGATTATCGCGGCCGGCTGCGGGCATCTCGCTGACGCGACTTATGAGCAGCGCGCGGCCAAGCTATTGCCCGAGTATCAGTTGAAATTTCTCACGGCCATTTTCAGGCTGACATTCCCAAACGGGATCGGCTCCTTCGTCGAGGCACTGACGGGCCTCATCGGCAGAACGGGCGAAGGGGCAAAGCCCATCAAGGTCCGCTCGAAGAAATTGCGCTCGCCGTCGTTGCCCTCGGCCGGCGCGCAGGGATCGGCCCCGACTTTGCAATGACGCTGACGCCGCGGCAGATCGCGGCCTATCTGGAATTCGGCGAGCAACTCGATCGGATGGAACGGGCGAACGATCTTCTAATCGCCCATGCCGGCGCGCAGGGCGACAAGCAGGGCATCGAGAAAATGCTTAAGGAGTTGAGCGGGTGACCCTGGGCCTACGTGCAGTCACGCGGCGCACGTTGGTTGGGATTACTGATTACGCGAACATCACAAGCCGTGACCGCCGGCTTTTCTATGCTTTGGCCGAATATCGCATTGTAGTTTTGAGTGCCTTTGAATATGCCTCGGAACTCGATGATGTCGTTCTCAAGAATGTGCCCATCACCTTTTAGTGGGTCGCGATACCTGAGTAGAACGATATGATCGTATTTCCACCAGCCGTGCTCGTCCTTGGTTACTGCTACGCGCATGAGTAGGCTTTTGCCTTCGTTGATCACCTGCACGACCTTGCCACTAAACACGACGGCCTCACCAAGGTGGCGCTCAGGGTAGCGCGCGATTTCCTCGTAGCCGAGGCGGATAGGCGTCTGATGTATTGGCGCTACCGGCGCCAATTTGGGCGCTGGCGAACTAGGTGCCGGCGCCGGTGTCGAGTTACGGGTCGAGGAACCAACAACAATTGCGGCTCCGACAAGGACGACGCACCAGATGGTAACGATTGTAGAAAACTTTGGCATGCCCCAAAACATACAAATCGCGCCCCGAGCAGTCTTGTCCGATCGTGCCAATCTTGCCGGTTGCTTGGCATGGATGAGCAAAAATGAAAATGTCGGTCACGGCGGATAAGCGCAACGCCGACGTCTTTACCCGGACCAAGCGCCAGCTCATCGTGGCGGCGCAGGGGGCGGTGAAGGATGCGGCTGCAGAGGCTGTGGCGCGGGGCCGAAGTCAAATCGGCTCTGCCGGTTTCTCGCCGCGCTGGCAAAAAGGTCTGACGTCTAAATTTCTCAAGGGGCCGCCCAATAAGCCGGCACGCCTGATTTTCGACCGCTATGCCTTTTTTACCGTGTTCGAGCGCGGGGCGACCATCGGCGGCAAGCCGCTGCTCTGGTTGCCAGTCGAGCAAAATCTGCCGGCGAAGATGTCGATCAAAAAGTATCGCGGCAAGCTCGTCTTCGCGACCATTGGCGGCACGCCGATGGCATTCTCGCCGAGGGATTACAAGAAGGCGCTGTTTGTCGGCGTCCCGCGCGTCAAGGTCCGCAAGCGTCTCAATCTGCGGGCACTGTTCAAGAGCGTCGCAGCGAAGTTGCCGGAATTCCTCAAGAAACGTCTCCTCCAGACGAAGAAAATAACACATGGCTGAAGACGGCATCTCCTTTCGCATCGAGCTCGATTCGGCTGACGCCGAGGCGGCGATTGAGCGATTGCGTGAGGCCAGCGAAACCCTGTTCGGGACGATGGAGAAGCTGGGCGAGGCGCTAGAACATGGCGGCTTCGGTGCTTTGGAAAAGACGGCTTTAGCTGCCGCTGCCGCGGTCGCAGGGCTGACGACCGGCTTGTTCGAGCTGGCGAAGAGCGGATCGGAAAGCGCAATTGCGGTCAGCAATCTCGCAGCGCAGATGGGCGCCAGCGTCGAGCAGGCATCCGGCCTCAGAGCGGCATTGATTCAACTTGAGGCCAATCCCGAGACGTTGCAGCGGGCTTTTGAAAGAATGGGAAATACCATCGAGAAGGTGTTTCCCGAAGTAGTCAAGAGCATCAAGACCGCCACGACCGATGCGCAGAAAGCATCGCTGGATTTGCTGGAAGCCGAAGTAAAGTTATCGGCGTTCCGGTCCAATACTCCGGTTTCGCCGGTGCTGACGCGCGAGATTGAGCTTAAACGGCAACTCCTGGCGGTGGACACCGCGCGGATTGCGAAGGCCGATCAGGCCGCCAACAGCGTGCAAGTGTTGACGCAATACGTGGACGCGCTGGCCAAAGGCACCAGCACCGCCGGCATCAATGCCAATGTAACGGTCGACAATGTGATCAAGGGACTGGTTGCATCGCTCGGTCCCGCTGTGACCCAATTGGAGGGCGTCGGGAACAACCTTGGTGGACTCTCTAAGCAGGCTCCAACCGTGCAGGCGGCGCTCCTCAAGTTGGCGGACGTGTTCCACAACATGACGGATAAGACGCTTAAGATGTCCGTCGCCACTCAGTTGTTCGGGCGCAGGGACGCCAAGGACATGGTGGTGGCGCTGTCGGAGGGCAGCCACGAAGTCCAGGAGCTAGACGAACGCTATCAGCATCTGCACCTGACCATTACCGAGGCGGACGACGTGATTGCAAGAAAGTTTGTGCTCGGGATGAACCGGCTGGGATACGCCATCGGCATCGTCTCGACGCAGTTTGGACTGCTGTTCGCGCCGGCATTTACGGAA